TGCAGTTGCTATCAATACTTCTGCTGCTAATAAAGATGTAGGAGGTTCAGGATCACTTGCTTCTGGTAGTATCGCACAAGTTGCTGGTATTCAAATCTATAAGTCAACTCACATTCCATCAACTGACTTGTCAGCTGTTTCTACTGGAGACGGTGCTTCTAGCAATGACTTGTTTGGTGGTAGCGGAGTAGGATACAACGGTGACTTCCGAAACAGCTTAGGTGTCGTAGGACATTCTGCTGCTGTTGGAACGGTTAAGTTACTTGATCTTGCTACTGAGTCTGAGTATCAGATTGAGCGTCAAGGTACATTGTTCGTTGCTAAGTATGCTATGGGACACGGAATCCTCCGTCCTGAGTGTGCTATCGAACTTGTTTCCTAACTTAGGATTCTCTCTTCGGTGTTGGGGAGGTTTGGATTCGTTCCACTCCCCTTCACTGATATTTTTATTTATTAAGCTATGGCACTGACAACTAAACTAGAAGCAGTAAACATAATGATCTCTGTAATAGGAGAATCACCTGTTAATACTTTAAGTGGAACTAGTGTTCCTGTAACCGTTACACAGGCAGTCCATGCTTTAGACGAAACCAGTAAAGCCCTTCAATCGGAAGGTTGGCATTTTAACACTGAGTATGATTATCCGCTTGTTCGTGATGCCCTTACAAGTAAGATTATACTTCCTGCTAATACTTTAAAAGTAGATTTAGACCCTGAGACATACACGGACTCTGATCCTGTACAAAGAGGTCTTACTTTATACGACAGGAAAAACCACAGGGATACTTGGACCAAAGATTTAAAAGCTATTATTACTTTTGAGTTACAGTTTGAAGAACTACCTGAACAATTTAGACATTACATATCTGTTAAATCAGCTCGCATCTTTGCTGCTAGGTTCTTAGGTAGTAGAGAGATAGAAGGGTTTGCTTTAAGAGATGAGATAGAAGCTAAAGCAAGAGCTATTGAAAGTGACTCTGAGAATGCAGACAGAACTATCTTTGATAACTACAGCGTACTAAGAGTGCTTGACAGATAATGCCCTTGCTTAACACTAGCATTCCTAACCTTGCCCAAGGTGTATCACAACAACCTGACAATTTAAGATACCCTGGACAATGTGATGAACAGATAAACGCTTGGTCCACCGTAGTAGAGGGACTTGTTAAAAGACCTAACAGTAGGTTCTTATATGATATGTACGGAACAGGGGCTACGGTTAACTCTAATTTATTCAGCCACTTTGTAGACAGAGATGAACAGAATAAATATGTTATTGCTTACGACACTGTACGAGGGTTAAGAGCCAATGATTTAACTGCTGACAATAACTCAGATGGGGAATTGAATATAACAGTTGAAGATGCTGCTGCTAGTACCTATTTAACTTGTAGTGATCCTAATAAAGAACTGAGAGCGTTAACGATAGCAGACTCTACCTTTATTGTTAATACAACAAAGACGGTAACTACAACGACACTTCCTACTGAACCTTTAGAAAAGGAAGCTTTGATATTTGTTAAGCTTGGAGACTACGAGAAGGGTTACAGTATTTATATAGACGGAGCATTAGTTCCTGTTGGAGGTACATATCAAGGTGTAACTTTAGATAACAGTCAACACGATTGGGATCACATAAGTCCTAAACAAACAGAATCAACTTATATTAGCGGTACTAATTCTGACGGTTTAAATGCGGATACGAGTTATATAGCAGGTGGATTAACTGCTTGTTTAGAATCTAGGTTTCCTTCAGGTGGTGTTAATGTAGTAACAGCTGTTGCAGTAGTTAATGGAGGTTCAGGATTTACTCAACCTGTTGACCCTAATATTAGTGATTATAAAGTAGAAGTAATTATTAAACAAAGTTCAGGTTTAGGAGGCAATCCAGCAGAGGTTGCAAAAGGGGAAGCTACAATATCAAGCGGAGTCATAACAGCTGTTTCGTTAAGTCATGGTGGTAGTAACTTTGCTAGTGCAGGTCCGATTCCAGGAAGCAGTTTTCAATTTGAGTTTAAAGAACTTATTAAATATCATTCACTTCCTCAGTATTGGTTTGATATAGCAAACACATCAGCTTATACGTCAACAGCGACTCCACCTACCACTTCTACTTGGAATCTTACTGTAGCAGCTTCTAACGCTTATTCTTTTGAAAGACAAGGAAGTGTAATAAAAGTTAAAAACAATAATAATAAAGACTTTAGAATAAGAGTATCCGATGGATTAGCTGATCAAGGATTAGGTGCTATTTATAAAGAAGTAGATAGCATCACTGACCTTCCTCAGAGTTGTTTCAACGGTTTTCGAGTTAAGATAATAGGAGACGCAGAGTTAGAACAAGACGACTACTATGTAAGGTTTAAAACAAAAGACGGAGAAGATTTCGGAGAAGGGTCGTGGATAGAAGCAGCAGGATGGTTACAAGATGGTTCTTCTACAGGTTCTATCTCTCATGTCGCTTTTGCTTTAGACCCTGACACTATGCCTGTTAGATTAGTACCTACTCCATCCACAGGTAAGATAACAGGTTTCACTTTAAAAACTGTTGATTGGAAAGCTAGAACAGCAGGAGATGACGATAGTAATCCCTTGCCTTCTTTTACAAACAACAAGATCAATGATATCTTCTTCTTCAAGAACAGGTTAGGAGTGTTGACTGATGATGCTGTAGTGTTCTCAGAAGCTGATGAATACTTTAATTTCTTCAGGACCACCACACAATCTTTGTTGGACTCTGCTCCTATAGATGTAGGTGTATCACACACTAAGATAAGCTTACTTAAATTTGCACAAGCTTTCCAACAGAAGTTAATGTTATTCTCTGCTAAGACTCAATTCGTATTGAGAGGAGGGGATTTGTTAACTCCTAAGACTGTTACTATATCTCCAGTTACTGAGTACGATGTATCAGAAAGTATAAGACCGTTAGCACTTAGTAGTAATATATACTTTAACTTTAAAAGGAATAACTTTGAAGGATTGTTAGAGTACACGGTAGATAACAACACAGAGACTTACGGTGCAAATGAGATTACAGAACAAGTTAATAAATATATACCTGCTAATATCATAAGGATGGCAGGTAGTGCAGCAGAGAATATGATAGTTGTACAATCAACAACTGACTATAAGAAGTTGTATGTTTATAAATACTTTTGGCAAGGTAAAGAGAAGATACAGAGTGCTTGGATGACCTTTACATTTGCTAAGGAAGTAAGAGCTTTTCATTTTATACAATCTGATTTGTATGTTATTACAACAGATAGCTACGGTACTCAATTAGAGAAGATACCAATGGAAAATGGTTTAGCAGAGACAAACAGGGATTATGCGATACTGTTGGATAGTAGAATACAAACTCTTGGTTCATCTCCTGGTATTTTATCAGCTTATGTTCATACAATAGCTTACACTAAACTAGGTAGTTCTCCGCCTCGTGTTTTCAACGGTACAGCTTACACTGATGTTACCTATATGAGGTTTCAAAACCAGTTTTTCTTTAAAGATGGAATGGCTATCTACTCCAAGAACGGTAATAAAAAATCAGTCACTAAAGATGTCTCCAATGATTATGAGATTTTAATAGAAGGACGGTTAGCTAGTTATGTATCTGATGGAGGTTCTTTTGTTTCTGTGGGTAATGATAAGTATATTTGTATTTCAACTCACACCTCTGATGCAGCTAAGAAACCAGGTTCTGGTGCTACTTGGCAGACTTATTGGAGAAAGGTTACAACTACAGAAGAAGCTACAGCATGGGCAAGTGGTCAAAGTTACACCACAGAAGTCTTATATAAATGTAAGCTAGGTCACACCTCATCATCTTCTATTCTTACCTCCAACACCACTTACTGGGAAACTACTACAGAGGTCGCTATTGCTCCTGTTTGGTCTGCGGATGGTTTTGAATATTTAAGTGAAGGAGATTATTTTGTAGGATATGAATACGATATGTTATATAGGTTCTCTAAACAGAACTTAAAACAACCTACAGAAAGAGGAGGACGATCTACTTCTGATTACACTTATCAAACTATTAGGAACGGTAGCATCGAGCATTCAGACTCAGGACACTTTGATGTAGAAGTTACACCTAAATTTAGAGACACTTACAAATACACCTATAACCCAACAAAGTTAGCTTCTGTCAGTACCCTTAATAAATTCACACCTGAGACTGGATTCTTTAAGTTTGCTGTACAAGCTCAACCTAATGATGCCACTATCGAAATTAAATCTTCTAGTGCTTTACCAGTGAAGTTGCTATCTGCTGAGTTTGAATCAACTATCATATCAAGGAGCAGACGCTATGGAAGTTAAGATAGAGAAAGCTTATCCAGTGGAAGACGCTCCTTTGTTATATGATGACTTACGGGAAGAAGATATGATGGAATGTATAGGTTTAATGCACCACCCTAGAGATGCTGTGTACGGATCATTTGAATCAAGTAGTAAATGCTACAGCGTCAAGACAGATCAAGACGGATTGTTAGCGAGCTTTGGAGTTAGTCCTAGAGATAACATCGGAGTTTGTTGGTTGCTAGGTACAAGGAATTTTTATAAAGTAAAGAAGAAGTTTGTTAAAGAATCACAGATGTGGATAGACGATTTAATGGATGGATTTGATTACTTAACTAACTATGTTATGGAAGCTAATACACTCAGTGTCAAGTGGTTAACTTGGTTAGGTGCTAGTTTTCAGGATTGCAATATCCCTGGTTATAAGTCATTTAAGATAGAGAGGAAGTAATATGTGTGACCCAATATCAATAGCAGTAGGATCAGCTTTAGGTGCAACAGGAAGTGCGACAGCAGTAGGAATGGTTGGAGCTAGTACGTTACTAGGAGCAGGTTCATCTATCGCAGGATATGCAGGACAAAGAAGACAAGCTAAACAACAAGCAGCGTATCAAGCACAGTCAGCAGCAGCGGAGCGTCAACGAGCGTTACAAGAACAGTCCTCTATCCGTATGCGTCAAGCACAAGAGCAAGAAGCTACTGCAAGGGAACTTGAACAAGTTAGTAGGAAGTCAAGAGAAGCGTTAGCTAGGGCTAGAGTTTCAGCAGGGGAAGCAGGTGTTGCAGGTGCTAGTGTACAAGCTTTAATGGATGACTATACTAGACAGGAAGCAGGGTATAGAGCAGCAACTTTAAGACAACAAGAGTTAACAGGAGTAGGTACACAGCTAGGATTAGAACAAGCTGGACTAGCTTCTCAACAAAGACTTATCGGCATTCAACAACCTATAAGCAAACCTAGTTTCTTAACAGCAGGTCTACAGGCGGTTAGTGGTGGACTTAGTGGATACAGGACAGGACTTGATATTGGTAGTAGGATGAAGACACCCAAAACAGAAGTAAGCTAATGGACGAACGAGTACAAGTACAAGGGTTAGGTGATGCAGTTCCAGGTTTACAACCTACTATTCAACGAGCAGGTCAATACAGCGTAGGTCAGCGTAGAGCAGGTAGGAATAAGTTGATGGACCTTGCTGATGCTTTGTCACAGGTTAATCCTATATTGCAGCAGTACACACAGGTAGCTGACATAGAAGCAGAACAATTTGAAGATGAGTTATCAAAGCTGAGTCCTGAAGAGTTTCAGGCGATGCTTCAAAAGACAGAAGGAGAGTTTGATAAGCTATCTAGAAAAGGGGCTATGAGTTGGCTTACTTCTCCTGTTAATCGTAAGAGGAAACTAGAGGCAGTAGGTAACTTATCAAGTCGAGATTTAATATCTCAGATAACTACTAGGTTAGAGAATCCTGAAGTCGGAGATGAAGACGCAGGTCAAATTATCGCAGAACTTAGAGATAAGTATATAAGCAAAAACCCTTTATTAAGAGATTCGGTGTTATCTCAAGGAGGATTGCAAGAGTCTCTTAATAGAATAACTCCTAGCTTGAAGGTCAATTTCGAGAGAAAGATGTCAGCTGAGAACAGGAGAGAACAAGCACTTGCTACTACTGCTGGATTGTATGATTTCATTGACAGTAAAAAAGATACAAACACTCTTGTTACTGGAGGTATATCAGACGGTCTTTATACAGAAGATTTTAAAAAGATATGGGAAGGATCAAATGCTCACAACGCTACAGAACAAAGAGCAATACTTAAAGGAGCGTTAGGTTCTTTAGCTCGTAACGGAATGCAAGATGAAGCAGAGGAGTTGAGGATATGGGCTGCTTCTAATTTAAAGTTTGGTACAGCTAAAATGACTGAGATGGAACAGGATGAATTAGATGACTTCATTGACGATGTAGCAGAACAATCGGAAGATAGAAATGATAGGGATCAAGTAGAAAGTCTACAGACAATACAAGCTTTAGCAGAAGAATCTTTTAGGGAGTTAAGCGATGAAGGCACTACTGTTTTCTTAGGACAAACAATAAACAATATTTCAGACCTTAACGCAGCTGTGGAAAACTTTTCAGAAGCAGAAGTCGAAGGTAAGGTTGTTACTTTAGATTTAGTAAACTCGAATAAACTAGCAAAAAACTTTGAAGGTTATATAAACAGTAGACCTGATCCATTAGCTAGAGCTACTTACACAGTAATAAATTCAATGGATTCGAGTCTAGTTGATCCTTGGAGAGAGGATTTAATCATCGATATAGCAGAAGAAATGGTAGGCTCTTTTCCTGATATTGCAACAACAGTGGAAAATAACCCTCAGATTGTTAATCCCTTTTTAGAGGCAATGAATTTAGAACTACAAGAAATTGTCGAAGGAGTTGTTGCTGAATCACCTGATAAAAATGTCATTGATATAGCAAGAAAAACAAGACCTCTTATAAGAAGTTTACTACAAAGAACTAAACAAGACATAAAACAAGCTTATAGAGAGCAATCAAAAACAGATCAAGAATCTTTAGATTTACTTAGCAAAACAAAAGAAGAAGTAAGTAAAGAAGAAGTTGTATCACCAGAGTTTTTCAAAAAACAAGGTCTTCCTTCATCTGTCGCATCATTAGAAGAAGTCAGGAATTTAGTAAGCGTAACACTAAACGAAGAAATAAAAGACCAAACACAAAGAACTAAAGCTATTAAAAGGTTAACAAGTATAGATTTAATTCCTTTAATGGATATAGCCAACGGAAGAAGAGCAATCAGACAAATGCCTATAGGAAGAATGCCCATTGGTAGTAGCGGTGGGTTTTATATGCAACCAGGAATACAAAAAACAAAAAGTATATACGCAACAGAAGAAGAAAAAGACGATATATTACTAACAGTTAGACAAGCAGCTATCTTTCAAGGTGAGTACATGAACTTAGAAACTTTAGAACTTGGAGTAGGAGAGATAGTAGGAAGGTTTAATCCTAAGTCTTTAAAAGCTAGTAAGATACCTATTTTAACAAAAGAAGAAATAGATCAAGGAAAAGATGCGGAGTCTGTAAAAAGAAAAGCAATAGCGATAGGAAGAGAAGATGAAGTTTATGATTTCTTTTCCGAACAAAGCAGCTTATATGATGCTTTTGTAAAAAGTGAAAGACCTTATCCTAACCCTGTGCCTACATCATCAAACAGACCTCAAGGATTTATTAACCGTTTTGGATTTTAATTATGGAAGAAATAGAAGATACAGTCATTAAAGACCCAACAGCAGGTGTTTTTAAAGAACAGAAGTTAAGACCTGCACCCCCTTCAATTCCCACTCAAAAAGAAGAACCTATACAAAGCGAAGAAGATTTAGATTTTTTTGATTATGCTGAAGACATCGCCTTAGCTCCTTTTAGGGGTATAGAGGGAATGCTCAACGGTGCATATAATCTAGCTGACATGATTGCGTTTGATGTGCTGCCTGACCTGGACACTCGCTTCTTAGGTACTTCTAAAACCACAGCAGGTTCTTTAGTAGAGGGTGTAGCTCAATTCGCTTCAGGGTTCGTTCCTATCTTTGGTGCAGCTGGTAAAATAGGTGCGTTAGCTAAAGCAGGTACTGTTACTAGAGGTGCAGCTGCTGGTGCTGTTACTGACTTCGTAGCGTTCAAAGGACAAGAAGATAGATTGTCTAATCTTATACAACAATTTCCAGAGTTACAAAACCCAGTTACAGAGTTCTTGGCACATGATGCTAATGAGTCTGAGGTAGAAGGTAGGTTGAAGAATGTACTAGAAGGTTTAATACTAGAAGGTGCTATCGGTGGTACTGTTACTTTGTTTATGAAGTCTTTAAGAGCATTAAAGGCAGGTAAGAAAGTAAGAGATGTAGACGGAGGCGGTGCTGATGAAGTTAATAAAGCTACTTCCGATTCTCTAGGAGGTGGTAAGGATTTTGCTGATATGCCTGACTTTAAGTTTATAGATGATGAGGCAAGATTACTGCGAGAAATAGAGACGGACAAAGTAGCAGTAGCAAATGAAGAACGAGACTTAAAATCAATCTTAGACAAAGAGAAAGCAGGTGAAAGCATAGATGAGTGGCAAAAAGGGCTTAGAGAAGATCGACTAGATAAATTTAAGACAGACCTAAAAAATAACGAAGAAGCTTTAGACAAACTTAAAGCTAGGAAGTCTTTTGAAAAGCAACCTGAATTACAAGAGAAGCTAGAAGAGTTTGATGTAGGTATAGAAGAACTAGATGAAGTTATAGCCACTCGACCTCCTCCTTATCAAACTTATGAAGACGCTGGGATGTTAGATATTATCCCTAGAGGTGCTGAAGACATAATAAGAAGACTAAGGCAACCTAATGTATTAAAAGATGCTGATCCATCCGATGTCAAAGATATAGAAAAATTTATAGATGTAATAGGTACTAGGTTATTTGACGAGGTAGCTCAACCTATGATTACTAACAAGATTCCATCTGCTGGTAGGTACGAGTTTGGAAGTAATCTACTAAAGATAAGAGCTGATGTTGTTAAAGAAGGAGGATTGAAAAGAACTATGGTGCATGAGTTGTGGCATAGCCTTAGTAGGTATCTACCTGAAAAAGATTTAACAAAGATTACTAAGGAGTTCCAAAGAGAACGCAATAAATACATTCAAAGTTTTGGGATAGAAATAAAAGATTTAGAAGTTGAATTTGACCCAAGCACTGTAACTAGAAAAGACATACCTAAAGAACTCGATAGATTCTTACGAGGCAAGAGAGGTGATTTTAATAATGCTAATTACAGATATAAAGATATAGACGAGTACTTTGCGGAGGAGATGACTGACGCTTGGTTTAAGAAAGAAGCGGCAGGTGAACTTGCACCTAGCGGAAGTCCTAAAAGAATTGCTCAAGAATTTGCTATATTCTTTAAAGATTTATTTGAGTCATTAAAAGCAAAACTAGGCATAGACCAACGACAAAAGATATTTAACGATTTCCTAAAACAGCGTAATGTAAAAG